GACTATAAGATTATAGGTAGTGGCAATACAACAATAATTCACTTTCTAACAAAAAAAACTTTGTTTAATGGTAGTGATGGTCAAACAGCTGTTTTAGATAATTGCACGACAATATTCGGAAGATATTACATTGGGGCACTAACTTTGAATTTACTGAGAGGAAAAAACTAATGAAATTCGAGATAGACGATAAAACAGGAATGATAGGATCTTTAATTGAAGCTGGTGATTGGAATAGTAATGAATGATGAAGAAAAACTAAATTATTTTAATGGTTGTCCCTTTATGTTATCTCCTACTAGAGGAAGTGTATTAGTATGGAATAAAGAAGTAAAACGTTGGCAAGATTATGAGTGTATTGATTCTGAAGGGATCTGTCCTGGGTGTCATAATACTAAACTTCACATTCGAGCTATAAAGGGTACGTCTTATTGGGGAATTTGTAGTAAATGTGAAAACTCAAGGAGAAAAAGAAATGATTCAACTAACACTGATGCGCAGGAGAGTGAAAATCTATGAGTGAAGAAAGAGCAGAAAACATTTATGAATTTTTCATTTCTGCCTATCAAGGAATAGCTTCCCCTTCTCAACTTTGGGAGTGGGAAAAAAAGGCTGCTGACCCCTTAATGTCAAATCTTGAAGTAAGGGAGAAAATAATGCAAAGAATGATGAATAATCTGAAAGAATTGAAGAAAAATAAGAAATCAAAAGAGAATGATTTCAAAATAACTCATCAAGAAGAACTCTTAGAAAAATCATACATAGAATGCAGTAAAGTAATAGATGAAATTCGAGATAGGGATGGTATGACTAACACTAACGCACAAGAGGCAGGGAAGAATGTTTAGAACAACCAATCAAAAAATTGTAGATGAACTAAAAAGCCACATAGTACACTTTCAAGATAAACTTGACCATTGGGAGGAGATAAGAGGAACTACAGCACAATATAAGGAAAATGTAGATTTACAGCGTTTCCTAGCTGGAATTATTGCAGGTGCTACAGGTAAAAACGTAGAAAATGTGCTAGCTCAAATAACAAGGAAAAAGAAAGTTGAATAACAAAGATGCACGCGAGGAATCCGAGAAATGAAACCGTTCACAAAAGAAAATCTTGAAAAAAGAATTTGGGATCTTGAAAACTCTTATCTAATGGAAGATGAGTCTGACTTTAAACAAATCCTAGAGAACCAAAAGATAGTAGAAGAGATAAAGGAATATGTTGATGATGTATCTGTCTGGAACTCAGATAACGTAAAATACCGAAATGCTATTGTGAAAATTCTATCGACTAACAAAGATGCTCAAGAGGTAGAAGAATAATGGGTATGCAAAATCAAGAGTTTGTAGTAGCTATATGTTATGATTACAAAGGTGAATTAGATGATCTAATACAATCTTCTGAGGGAATGATAGTTAAAGTTCCTGCATTAATCAATGGATACACTAATTTCTTCTACGGACATCACGGTTCAAAAACAACCTCAGGTATTTCAGAGTTTCATAATAATCTTAGAGAACAATTTATTGAACGATTAGAAGAACTAGGTTATGACTGGTATCAAATGGGATGGAGTGAATCAGGAGATGGTGAAGTATCATTCAGTTCATTTGTTGACCCTAAACATGTAGTGTGGCAAAGTCCACCCGAAGAAGATTACTTATCCTCTAACCCTTTGAAACAGATGTAAAACAGGAATGATTAGTTAATAAAGTACAGTACGATTACTGTACACTACAACATATATTTCCATTCCACGCTGAACACCTAAATCCTTTTATTGTTATTTTACTAAGTTACATTGTTACAATAAAACCAGCCTCGCTAGTTCTTGTTGTAGTTCACTCCGAACCTCTCATTGGGTGTAAAAGCCTGTCGTGAAATGAGAGACACATTTTTAATTCTTATAAAAATTATTTTGCTGGGGACGTAGTATAGTATGGATAAAATACTCGGTTCACGACCTGAGAGATCAAGGGATCGAAGCCCTTCGTCTCCATTAATGATAAAAAATGGGTCTGTATCTTACAATACTACGGTCCGAATCCCTCTAGACCCGTACCTTAGTATTCTCTTAATAAGACCCAAGATAATTATCTTGTAATGAGTGAACTAGAACAAATGAAAAAAGAACTTACTAATCAAGTCATAGAGTGTTATGCACCAGAATCTACAAGATGGAATAGGAATCATACTGAAACTGCAGAATGGTATTTTATTTGGAGCCAAACAAATTGGAATTAATAATACTAATTCCAATAGTTATTTTAGGATACGCCGTATTCAGAGTATCTTGGCACTTTTTAAAAGTACCATATGAATATCAATTTCTAATTAATCAACTTAATAATCTTAATGGATCTGTAACAGTTGCTCCTAACCTAACTTATTCTGGTACTTTCTCAAATGGTCTAGATCCTGAAGATTTAGGAAGAATTTCTGGAACCATACAATATGATGGAATTTATACAGTGGGAAATAATAATTGGAAATAAAACTAGAAGACATCGAAGGCGATGCATATCAAAATTTTATAGACTCTATAAGAAACACAGAGACATTCAGAAAATACAATAGTTATCTGCATCACTTTTTACAGTTAATTCCAAATGACATGTACAAACGATATTTGACATATGAGCCAAGATCAAGAGAAGTTCAGGATCTAGCAACCTGCTTCACAGAAATTGCTCAAAAGAACGTCAAAATTGCAAAGTCAATAATTCAGGCATATGTGAGGGATTTAAAAAAGCAGATTGAAGATAAAACCATATCTGCAGGAACTGCCAAAAATAGACTCAAACCAATAAAGGCATTATTAAATTCAAACGATATTGAGATCTCCTGGTATCTCGTAGACAAATCACTTCCTCTAGTTGGTAAAAGTAATGACAGAGCATACACTAGAGAGGAGCTTCAACTAATGATGAAAAGAACAGTTGATCTAGCAGATAAAATAATCATTACTGGCGCATCATCTGCCGGATTTAGATTAGAAGCATGGGATTATTTCACTTGGTCAGATGTTATCATTTTTTACAATGAAGATAGTACTGTAAAAGGTGGTGCTATTCGAGTATATCACGGAGACATAGAAGAATACTGGACACACACAACACCTGAATTTTGCAAGTATGTTTTACTATACAAGGAAGAATGGAAAAATAGATTCTTCAAATATCCAACAGAGAAAGATCCATTTCTAGTATCGGTGCGGTTCCCATACCCAAGAAGATTAAGAGCTAATGGTGTCAAAACTAGAACTGTAAACTTTGTCTCAGGCATTGGAATGAGGGAAAAACTAGAGCCTGGAGAAAAAAGACATGAAGTAATGCTAGATCATGGATTTAGAAAATACAACAATACTATGATGAGGCGAGCTAAGGTTAATCTTGCTGATCTAGCAGATATGCAAGGTAGAGATGCAGGAAGCCAGCAAGGATCCTATGAAAAATATGTAGAAGCGGATTTTGAAAGATTCGCAGAATATCAAAAGGCCATACCATTTCTAACAATATCAGATGAGGAAAGAGCTGTCCTAGAATTGGCAAAAGAGAAAGCTGAAAAGAACGCATTAAAACTTGAACTAAATAAAAATACTAAATTAGAAGAAGATTTAAAGCTAGAACGAGAAGCTAGACTGAGATTTGAAAATGAGACAAAACAAACCTTGGCTAAACTAAGAGATGAAAAACTAGAAAATTATAATAAAACTAATTTGGTAGATACTCAATCTTAAACCAACTATCTTCAACAAATGATCTTTTTATTTTATATCCAAGTATTTCTAAAATGTACGTAATTGTTGTACAGGTTACAACAGACCAATTCTTCTCCATTTCATGATGAATCTCTATATTTTGTTGCTTGCCATATGATGATAGATGAACCTCACAACCACAAGACTTTAGCCATTTTCTTAAAAGTATTAAAATCTTGGTTGATGAATTGTTGTGTCTTGCTGATTTTATTATTCCTTTATTATAACCATTAAATTCAGATATTAGATTTATTATCTGTTCCTCACTTAATGAAGTAAATAGTTTCTTAATTACAGGTCTTGGATATGATATATGGTTTATTATTAGATCTTCCATATTTTCATTTAAGAAACTAGTAACAATGGTTGATGCCACTGTACTTTTTTGACTGTCTTGCATATCTGCCAAGTTTTGTAACTTATCGTTATTTTCATCACTTAGTCGAAATGATATATTATTGCTTTTTGACAATGCTTACATTGTAATCATTTAATTTATTAATGATAAATATTCATACATTCATAATTGAATAATGTTGCTCCAGTTATTTACAAGTTGTGATACAAATAAACCGGAGATTATCCATTCACTAGAGCAACACATTTTCCATCGATTAATAATATATGAATGTATATTGGTATTATATGTCAACACTATTTGAATAATATCACTTAAATAGTTGTAAAACAATTGTACTTTGTGATACAATGTAAACTGGAGGCAGTAGAATCTGTTTACAAATAGCAAGAAAACAGGTCTAGTCATAACTGTAACTGAAGATTTTCTCGAATCACTCGATACAATCCTAAGGAAATCATGTATTGCTTCTAATCTTAGAAAGAAAGGAAACGTTATCGACAGATCAGTTCTTGGGAGATTTGGATATCTTTTGGTTTGTCAGAATTTGGATCTACTCTCTAAAAACCCAGATCTCCTTCTTGCTGCATCTAAAATTGAATCAACTGAGGATCTACTCAAGACAATTCAAAATGGAGTGAAAGAATGAGTGTCAAACTAATGCCACAGAGATTATTTTTAATAACTTATGATAGTGGAGATAAGGAAAGACCACAGACAATAAAAATTCCAATAGAACTTTATGTGAACGAAGAAGAATTTAGAAAAAATATTATTTCTTTCAAGTGCTTGCATTGTGGAGCTAAATCTTATGATGAGTGTATAGAAAAGGAGAATAAAATTGGAACATGAGCATAGATGGGGACATGTGAGAGGCAGACCTCGCATTTGTCTTGACTGTAATGTAGCATACATTGAGGGGATAACTGCTTGATTCAATGCACTTGTACAGCAACTAATTGTTTTATGATAGTAAACTATCACAGTCCTGCAACAATAGAGAAAGTAGAAAAGTGTCCACCATTTCACAATTTCCCAATAGATGAAGGTGAACACAAACACGAATGGAAAATTACGGAGATTACATTTGGAAAAAAATAATGACATAATCAAGGGGAAGGGTCATATCAACGTATCAAACGTTAATGCAATAAACAACGAGTGCATAACCTTGACTTATACAATTTGGAATTTCAAATCCCAAAACCAAGTAACAGAGATAAAAAACGGACTCTATGATCTAGTCAAAGATGAAGTTCATTTTGATCTGGAAGTAAAAAACTGGAATGACGATGATGAGAAACTAAAACTCAAAGTCAAAGTCAAGGCTTGCGGTAGTGAGAGAAAAGCACATGTAATAAAAAAAGAGATTGACCAATTCATACAGAAAAAAGGTGGCCAGACTACCTTAGACCAAACTTTAGAGGGTGATAATTAATTGTTATCCTCTAAAGAAATTTTTTCAGACGAAAGACGACTAACAGCTTCAAAAGGCGTTTACGTTCAGATGGCTTCGATAGAATCTGATCACAGTTACTTTAACGTATTTGATCCTAATGATCTTAAAAAAATAAAGTATATGGGAAAAATTACAGATAAAAGAACACATGATGAATACTGTACTTGTCCTGATAACTTCCACAGAAATACAGAAGATTACAAAAATATACACGCCTTGTCATTTCAGTGTAAACACCAACTAGCATATCGTGAATTTTTAGCAAAATTCAGACAGGCATTCAAGGATATGGAGAATGAAAGAGATGAGTAATGAGAATCTACCTGTAAAATCTGAATTTCTGATTATGGATGAAGCTGATAATCAACAGATTATGGAAGCAGAATCAGCAGTAAAGCAAGCTCTTTGTTATGAAGTTAGAGGTAAGAAACAACTATCTTACATGGGTATCAAATGGCTCGTTCTAAAAATGTCACAGAAGGAACAACCCATAGAAGTTATCGATATGCCACTTATCGAACTAGTAAAGCATACAGCAGAGTTAGGTATGTGGATTTGGTACGCAACTGTTAAAGTAAAAAATATCAAGACTGGACTAACTACAGTAGGAGCTAGCGAGTCACCATATCTTTTCAATAGTAAATATGATCCATTTGGTAGGACTAAGGCACTATCAAAGGCAGAAAGAAACGCATACAGAAAACAGATTCCAGAAGTTGAGATAAACGCAATGTTAGATACTGTAGAATCAAAAGACGTTCATAAACTTGATCCTCAAAATACTGCATCATCAGATGCACCAAGCCAAAAACAACTAGACTATCTAAAGAATTTAGGCTATACAGGTCCAAAACCTGAGACTAAAGAGATTGCATCAAACATTATTGAAGATCTAAAAAAGGATGCTCAAGAAGCTCAGACCGTTCCAAAATCTGAGAAAGAAGAAGTTAATTGGTGCGAATGTGCATCTCCTAAAGTAAAGTTTGAGAAGAACCAAGATGGATTCCATACTTGTTATGATTGTGACAAGCCAGTAAAGGCAGAACAGGCTTCAAAGTTGCTAGATATTGAGGTAAATTACTAATGATGAGTGATGCTTCTCTAGATGCTTTTAGCGAAGTTAAGAAAACTCTGTCAAAGAGACAGGCAGAAGTCTATAATTGCATCTTAAAATTTCCCAATAGAACAAGTGCAGAAATTGCAGATAATCTACTCTTACCATTAAGATCAGTAGCACCAAGAATTACTGAAATGCTCCAGGATAGAAAAATCAAAAGAGGAGATAGAAGAATCTGCTTTGTAACTAGCGGTAGTTCCTATACCTTTAAGGTGGTATAATGACGACTCAGGGATTCAAGACTATTACAGTACCAGATTACATCTATGACGAGTACAAAGAAACCTACAAAAAAATTAAGAAGGAATTACGACATGTAGGAGTTAATAGTTTTACTGCCTATATCACATATCAGATTAGACAATTACTACAGGAACACAACACTTTTTCAAAACATAAAAGAATAATTGAATTAATAAAGATTGAAAAAAATAGAATTATCTTACATGATACCAGAATTAATAGAATTATAGAGTTACAATTTAAGAAAAGTTTTTCATCATTGGTATGTATTTTTTGTAATTCTTTCAAGTGTAGCCATATAGGATTTTGTTATTCAATATCTAAAATTTATGAGAGGTTATCTTCATGACTATATACACCTTCATTTCCACTAGCAATAAACAACATACGATTACTAAAAATAAAATAAATATTTATTTATTTATTTATTTATTTTTATTTTGTAATTCTTTCATCTTTGGAGTTAATAATGACTAAAATTAAGAGCTTTGAAGCTAAAGAGGAAACATACAAGATTTTCAAGGCATTGTTAGCTAAAGATGGCCTGCAGTTAGGTGATAAATTTAACGAGTTTATGGAAAACTATATCAGAATTTACGGAGATGGAAAAGGAACATCAACACTAGATCAATTCGTAGATAATGAGGAAATGGTAGTTACCCCTGCATTTTTTGATAGTGATGAGGTATGGACTAAATACATTACAAGTGATAAAATTAATGACGAAGCAAGACAAAAAATAATTTGGAAGTGCCAAACTCTAGGTGCTAGATCTCAGAAATTTCTAGATTATGGTACTGTAAATGTGAGGACGTCCTAATGTCAACTAGAGTTAGAGGAATAAGACATAACAGAGTCATAGATCTTAGAACTAAAATTATTCTAGGCTGGAATATGAAAGCCTTATTGAATTTCTGCGAAGTTAATCTAAAAGTTTCTAGAGTAACAGCAGTTAGTTACATAGATGAGGCTGCAGCACCTTATCGAAAAAAATACGAACAGGAGGAAAATAATGATACTTCCTGAATGTACTAGAAAGTGTGGCAGAAGGACAGACTCAGGCGGAATATGCAGATTTTGTCTAGATGAAATTAATACTGTAGCTCAACGATACATAATTTTATCATCACCTACCAAGGACATTGCAGATAAATTATTGAAGTGGTGGTTTTCATGAATAAACCAAAATTGAAAGAGTGTGGTACTTGTAGAGAGCTAATCAAACCACAAAACTATGAGAAGCATCTCAAGGAGGTTCATTGGAATGAATAACACTAAGACGAAAGAACGTCTTTCTGAGGTTTGTGAGTGTTCTATTTACTACAAAAAGAAAACAGGATTAATCACAGTAGGTAGACCATATGGAACCAGATTTTGTTATACTCCTGAAAACTTTGTTAAAACATTTAAAATTATGAAACACCCAGCATACGAACTAAACTTTTTTGAGTGTGGAGGCAAACAGAATTGAATAAGTGTATTTCTGTTCCTAAAGGTAGAATTTTATTATTTGAGAATAGAGCAACAGAATCAATTTGTGCGGTATCTAATTCATTCATAGATCCTATTGATAATTTAGAAAAAATACTGGAATTTACAATTAATTATGTTAGAAAACAAATCTGTGTAGAAGTACAAACCACTAGATATGATATGTTTGAATACACACAATATGCAAAAGATGACAAATCTCATTATCATGGAAATGTACAATATGGTGGATTAGACGAGATTGATAGTAAAACTAAAGCCTATTTTGATAATATCTATTCTGCAATAGAGTTTGTAGAGAAAAAATATCTCTGTAAAGTTGTTTTTGATTCTAAACCAAATACAGGAGTATTGAATCGAATTTGACAAAACATTCAGAGGGTGAAGTTCAATGACTAGATCAACTATTAAATTATGTTCAGGTGAACTTTTAATAATTGGTTATGAATCTGCATTTGATTCTACCTCTCAAGCCTTAGAAGCACCTGATTATGAAATTCCTATTGATTGGGATAAATACAAAAAATTAACACTGAATAAACATTGTGGAAATTGTAAAAGAGATTTAGAAGATTGGGAATTAAATGTCAATATTGCCAACTATTACAGTCCACATCTTAGAGTAAAAAAGAAAGGTCGAATCAAATTCATTTGTTTCAAATGTGCATGTGAGGCTATGTGATATGAAAAATACACTTCAAACAAAAGGTGAAATTCAGAAATGAAAGACACCTACAATACATATTTGAGATACAAAAAAATTATTAAATTATTAAGCAAAAAGGAACACACTATTAATTATATTATCAAAAAAACTAAAATTCCACAAGCAACAGCTTTTCGAATAATACACTCACTATTAAAAAACAACATAATAATAATTTCAAAGATACAAACAACCAAAAATTGTGGCAGATCTAAACAAGTTTTCAAATTAAAAAATAAATCAAAGGCGATTCTATGATAAAATATTTCAAAAATAGTTGGAATGACAATTCTAAGAAAGAAACTTGGGCATGGAAAAATAATATTTTATTTCTCAAAGGAGTAATTACTAGGAGCTAATATGAGATCCTTATCTATAGTTTGTAATGAATTAGGAATAAATGATATAGAAATTCATAATATTTTATCTCTAAAAATTAACGGATTATCAATAGAAGAATGGGCTAATCAAAATGTAACACAGTTCCAAGAGAGCCAAAAACTACTAACTGACAAGCAAAGAAGAACTCTAGAATTGTATTTGAAAAAAGTTGAGGAGATGCTAAGACTATGAGTCTTAAATCATTTGATAATCCAAGAGCAAGAAAAGAAAAATTTCCCGAATCCTTTGAGATTGTAAGAAAAATAAAATCTCCCTTGTCAGTACTGCATTATAATCTAAGATTTGAGTTTGAAGATAACTATCCTGCAAAGATGCCTGAAGATTTTGCAAGAGATATGATAACTCTGTACTCTAATGAAGGTGATATTGTATGGGATGGTTGCTGTGGATCTGGAATAGTTCCAAGAATAGCAAACAGAATGAACAGAATAGGACTAGGAACAGACGTAAATCCAAAGGCAATAGAATTAGCAATGAAACACGATGTTCTAAATAATCCTAAATATTATCTAATGGATGCAAGATCAGAAGTTCCAGATGGATATATTGACTGGGAAGAGCCTGATCTTATCCTATCATCATTACCTTTTGGACTGAATATTATCGGTGATAAAAATAACTATTCACATGAAGGCGGAGATCTTTCAAACTCACCAAACTATGATACATTTTTCAGAGGTTCAAAGGCAGTTATACAATCTTACTTTGACAAACTAAAACCAAATGGAGCATGTATCTTAGATGCAAGAGACAGGATGCACGAGGGTAAAACAATTCCTTTGATACTAGATTTTCTAAATCAAGCTCTAGATGTAGGCTTTGAACTTGTAACTAGATACTACTATGAACTAATTCCATATAGACAAATGACATACAAGCACAAGCCATCAGGTCACATAAAGTCAATGACTGAAACAATGGATTGTATTGTGTTAACCAAACTAGAGGATCAAAAATTAGTTTGAAATGTCTCAATTTGTAGGCAGAGCCGAAAAAGAAGTCAAAGAAATTCTTCATGAAATTTATCCTGGAATATTAATCGTAACACAATTCCCACTAAGAAAACTAATTTCTTATTCACTATACACCACACTAAATGAAGAAGTACAAAAGCACAAATTTGATCTCATAGTATATACACCAAATAGGCTAATAGTTGAGGTAAATTACAAACATGGTCCCAAGGCTGCGCAAAAATGGAGGCAAATATTCGAGCCAATGATTGAAGATTTAGAGGCAATTCCAGTTACTATAGATGATTATGAGTGCGATTCAATATTTAGGCACGAAATAAACAGTACAAAGCCAATAAACAAGGCAGACTATCAAGATGTAATTAATGCCCTAAAACTCTCAAAAATAAGTGTAAAATTCAGAATCCCTGAGTGCAATTAGTTTTACTTCTTTTATTTATTAGTCTGATCTCTCAGGCATAATTTGTGATACAATTGAAACGGGGAATCATTTGTCTGAGTTGGTAGTAAAATTCAAGCCATCTATTACATCAAATAATCTTGCCGAAGCTGTAGCAAACGAGGAACTAAGAAAGACAGAAAATTTTGATACTCTTAGAAAATCATATCTAAATTTAATGCACCAGCTAGAAATAGATGGAATACCAAAAGAAAAGATCTCAACTATTGGGCAAAAAATAGTAATTGAGAAAAAACGAAATATCAAAAAACATCAGGGAGCGAGCCTAGAAGAAATCAAAAAGATAAATATCGGTTCGTGGTGGTTTGATGTAGCAAGAGAAGAAAATTTTATAAATCCAAAATTTTCTCATCCAAACGGTACGGATCCGGAGCCAAAAATAGTTCCACTATCAGAATACGAAATAGAAAATTCTGAATATATTAAAATTATTAATGACACAATAAAATTTCTAAAAGATATTGCATTACAAAAACTAAAAACAAATAATTTTATGAGTTTATTAAATGAAGAAGATGATAAAGTAACAATAGCGTTACATGATTGGAGGGCACAGTTAGAGATTGCAGAATCATTCTTTGATCATAAAGAAAAAATCCCTGTAAATACTCAGCATATCTTATTACATGCTCTTGGCACAATGTCAAGTAATAATGATGCAGCAGAAGAATATTTTAGACTAAGAGACAAAGCACACAAGCTTACAGGAAAACAACTATCAAAATATAGAAGTGGACTAATCAAAACAAGCCTAGCAATCTTTAATCCAAAAAATAGAGTTACAGCAGTTTTATGGAAATATTTTGGCGCACAATGTATGAAATGCAAGTCTTGGAAAGTTGAAGAATTATCACAATCTCCTAATACTACAAGAGTAATGTGCCTAGAATGTGAAAACAAGTTTGAGGTAGACTCTACCTCTAAATGTAATTTCTGCGGCTTCCCATTTTTTGAAGACGAGCTCGGATTTATCAGAAAAGAAAACACTTGTCCTAACTGCAAGGAAGAACTGCCAGAGTACTTAATAAATCACATATTAAATTAGTATATGTTCAAATGTACTGTAAATTCTTGTACTGAAGAATTTTCTACAAAAAGAGATCGTAAATGGCACAAGCGAGAAGAACATAGCGTTTGATCAATTATTTTTATCATTAATAGGAAAATACAAATTTTAAAACAAAAAATGCCTGGTATATCTGCAGTCTATGTGTTCCAAAACTTTGGTGTGGGTATATCAGGCTAAGAACTCTTTTTTAATCAGTAAGAAAATAATATAGCGGAACTCATAGGCAGATTTTTTGAAATCCTTGCTCACACATGGATAGTTTATGAGTATCCATAATTCCTTTAACGACATAATTTTAGATTAATTTGTGAGCAAGGGGAATACTGTTACCAATGTAAATTATATTTTAGAAAACGGAATCAAAATACTAAAGGGATTACCACTCATTGAGATATCCAGGCTAAAGAGACATCCAAACAACATCAAAAAGCATCCAGAAGAGCAAATAAAAAATTTAATGGAATTAATGAAAATAGTTGGCTTCAAAGATCCTATAGTAATTGACAAAAAAGAAAATATCAAAGCAGGTCATGGCAGACTAGATGCTGCAGAAAAACTAGGAATGACTAGAGTCCCATATGTGCCACTTGAAGGACTCACAAAAAAACAGATGGATCTATTCATGTACATGGATAATTATGTCAATGAATCACCTTGGGTTGATGATAATGTACAATTGCTTTTAGAGGATATTTCATTGCCTGATCTAAACACATTTGAAGTAAATTGGGATGAGGTAATTACTTTAGATCCAAAAGAAGAGACTGAAGAAATACCAGAACCACCAGCAAATCCTAAATCAAAACTTGGTGAGATATACCAATTGGGTGAGCATCGGATAATATGTGGTAATTGTAGAGTTTCTACCGATAAACAAAAATTATTTGAAGATATTCATCCTGATATTATACTAACTGATCCTCCTTATTCATCTGGAGGCTTTCAAGAGGCAGGTAAAAAGACAGGCAGTATAGGAACAAGACAAAATGCCACCATATTAAATGATAATTTATCCACTAGGGGATATTCTGCTTTGATCAGAGAAATGCTAATAGGAATTAATGCAGATGTTCTTTACTTGTTTACAGATTGGCGAATGTGGGTTTGGAATTGTGATATTGCTGAACAAATGTCATTTCCTGTAAGGAATATGCTTGTATGGGATAAGACTAGTATGGGTATGGGATTCCCTTGGAGAACTCAGCACGAATTAATTTTATACTGTAAACGAACAGCAGGAAAAATGTTAGATGGAAAGAGGGGCAATGTATTACAAGCAAAAAGAACAGGGAACAAAAATCATCCCACAGAAAAGCCACTTGAATTGCTAACTCAAATTATAACTAATACCCTAGGCAAAGTAATCTATGATCCATTCTTAGGTTCAGGTTCTACACTACTAGCATGTGAGCAAACAGGCAGGGCATGTTTTGGAATGGAAATTGACGCTTCGTATGTATCAGTAATTTTAGATAGATGGTCTAATTATACAGGAAAAGATCCAATAAGAGTAAGCGATAATAAAAAATGGAGCAAGATAAAAGAAGAATAAAACGAGCACCATTAAAAACTTGCTTAGTTTGTAGTAATGAATTTTATGCTACTAATGAACAAAATGGAAAGTTTGGAGGTCAAATTATAATTAGAAAATACTGTTCTAAAATTTGTTGGTCTAATCGTAATCCCCCAACAATAAAATCATGCTTAATTTGTCAAAAGGAATTTTCTACTTATGGTAAAGAGAGAATATCAAAAATATTTTGTTCAAATGAGTGTAGAAACATATCTTACACAGGAAGAAAACTATCTCCACTTACAATCAAAAAAATGAGTCTTGCAAAGAAAGGTAAAATCCCAAAGAACGCTTGGAAACGAGGCAAACTACATCCTTTTTGGAATCCTGACAGAACTGATTATAGAGAAAGAGACACAATAGACTATACTAATTGGAGATTGGCTGTTCTTAAACGAGATAATTTTGCCTGTCAATCATGTGGAGCAAGAGGAAAGAAAGGATTCAGACCAACGTTACATGTAGATCACATCAAACCATTTGCAACATATCATGAATTAAGAACAGTACTATCTAATGGTAGAACGTTATGTGTTGATTGTCATCACAAAACTGACACTTGGGGAAAGAAGAAGGCAAAACTAGTATGAGATTTTCATAACTAGCGATCAAAGATCATATTATAACCAAGTAATTTTGAGAAATATCATGAGAGATGAAAAAGCAAGAGAAGCAATAATGATAATTGCAGCAAGAGTATTATCAAATCATGCCTTGACAAACCCTATAGAAGCAAGTGATGAACTGCAACAAATTACTACTTTATTAAATCAAGAATAATTCCTAATAGTTCCCTTTTAAAACAATTACATAGTACACACATGAAACTAAACTATATCGAGGAATGCATTCTAGTAGCAGAAAAAGATTACCGTACCACAGATGATAAGGTAAACTATGTTAATGCAAGACTGAAAAGAATCAAGATTAAGAAAGGACAAAATGGCGAAACAATTGTAGAAAGACACAAACTAAATCCAGAAAAACCAATCAGCATTTCATATTATTACAAATTACTAGGGGGAATGGTCAAGAAAACAAACGAAAGAGGATATAGAATCTCAAAGATGTATCTGACTGATCTAATCAACGAGCACGATACACTAATCCAAGACAGAAAAGAGATGAGGGAAATCATACAAAAATCCCAAGAACTAGAAAAGATGCAGAGCGTAATTATTGCAAAAAGAGAGCAGATAGACATAGGCAGAAGGATAATGGCAGTCAAGGAACTAATTATGGTCCACATGGAAACACCAAACTTAGAAGATGAGGCACAAGTTGAAAGACAAATACAATTACTCACCACTTCTTAATGCAAACAGACTGTTAAAACTGCGAAGAAAAAAGCAGGAAGCAATACAATTAGCGAAAAAAATTAATCTAAAATCTCAGGATGAATTAGAAATTGAATTACCCTCATTACCTAAAGATAGACTAGAATGGGAATATTACTGCAGACCAAAGATCAAAGGCTTACCTAATAGGCTAAAATATTTGCCAATGCTCAAATCAATAGTTCAAGACAAGCACCCTTTTAGAATGGGCGTAATTGCCAGACAGTGGTTCAAGACTACAATGATTGGATCTGATCTAGCTTATGATGCGACAACACACTATGATTATGATCAAGTGTATCTTAATTTTAAAGAACCTAATCTTAAAACATTTTCAGAAAATAAATTTAGACAAGACGTATTTGGAACATGGCCATTGTCAAAATATATCAAGTCAGCTAGTGGGCGACTTGGATCAATGGAGAGGGTTGTAACTAATACTCGTTCAATTATTGATATGATGTTGCCAGGTCCAGAATGGCAGAACATACAAGGAAAAAGCCCGATGAAGATGAAAGTTGATGAGGGACAGGATCATGATTGGACCGGATTCCAGAATGCTAGAGATGCACAGTCAGATACGTTTGGTGATATTGATATTTGGGGAGTCGGTGGATTTGTAGATACAGAATATTATAATATATGGAAAACAACAGATCAAAAAGAATGGATATTTAGACGCAGAGAAAATTATATGAAATATCCTGATATGTCCTGGAGGGCAGATTTAGAATTTAACACAGATGGCTTGATCTATGATGATTATATGCTTGATGTACTTGATGGTGAATATAATCCACAAGTACCAAAAAACTTTTCAAGGCACGGCTATCACTTATCACAATTACAAAATCCTAGAATACCCCTTACAATGGAAAGTGCAATTGCAGATTACAAAATATCACCTGAATTTTCTATAGAATGGAAAGAAAAGAAAGATCCAAACTTTAACTCAATATTATTTAGACGTAATATTTTAGGCGAATTTGTAGAAGGCGAACTAAAGCCAATTACCACAAAAGATATGCTTGCATTATTTGACAAAACAGTATCGCTAACAAAGGCAGCAGACGTAGATCATGATGCAGGGCCAGTATTTGTTGGAACAGATATTGGAGGTATAGGCAAAACAATAGTCTGGATATGGCAATGTCTTGATCAGAAAGCACCTATATTCAAATTATTATGGGCTGAAAAGATAGAGACTGGTGATACTGACAAGCAAATAGAAATTGTATCTAATCTAATTGATGCATACGAGGCAGATCATATTGGTATAGATGCAGGAGGCGGTTCATCAAGAACACAGGCTGTTCAGAAAAGATATGCTTCACGTTCCACTAGAGTGACATATCAAGTAAGACCAGAAAAACCAATGCCAACAAGAGAGGAATTACTAAAGCAACAATCAGAACTACGTTATGTTATAGATAGAACATTCTCAATTGATAGAATAATTGACCTAATTAAACACCCATTCAAGGATGGTGATTTTATTACAAATAGAATTATTCTGCCTGGAGCTGATTATGAAAAAGTAAAATGGATTATAAACCAATTTGTAGCATTAGAAGGTGAGATGGCAAACCTCAAGTCAACAGGACAACAATATATCAAATACGTACATCAAGACTCTCAACCTGATGATGCATTACAAGCATGTAACTATGCGTATATTGCATATGATTTGTGGGATGGTGGACCACAGGATATTACATTCCAACAGTTTCATAACCCTGATCCATTTGGTGATTACTAATGAGGAAACCAATACTCTGTGATTTTAAAGACTGCAAAGCTCCTGCAGTAGTAATAAAATTTAATACTAACTTTTGTGCAATACATCAGTATGAGTATTGATAGAATTTTAATAGTAGTTCTTTCTCAATAGATTAATGAAAATAATGAATCCATACTCTAAACTAGATTATGAAATATTTGAAAAATTATACTTAGAACATCTAAAAAATGATCCTTATGAAATTTATCTACGAACATTGAAATTGGTATTTGGTAAATAACAATGCCTGAATATACATTAAAACAATTGGAAAAATACAATTATCCACGTGTAACACAGATTCTTTTATGGGGAGATACAATTGAAAATATGAAAAATATTAATCCTAAAGGTACAGTAAAAACATGGGTTAACTTAGATAAATATAAAATAGTTTTTGACGATGGAATGAAAATGAGTAATTGGAAAGAATGACTGAAAAAAAGAAAAAGAAAGAATGTGACTGTGACGAGCATCCAGAAAAAAGAATGAGACAATATAACTAAATAATTCTCTATTACTATAACTTCTCTGATAATATCAATGGAAGAAGAAGAACAAAAGAAATTCATCTCAGTAAAAACAATATGGAGACTAACGCCAGAAGAACATAAAGAGTTGGTTGACCACCTAGCAAAACTATCAAAGTATGAATGGGTAGTATTAGCCGATACTACAATCAAATAATATCTCGTGCAAAATAATCATCCATAGGATTGGTACTTCGTGTAGTTACAACTGGCCCACCTGCATGGAAATCTAGATTAAATCTCTAAATAATTCTCTTAAATCATTCGACTCAAATCGACTCATTGGATACAGAGATTCAAGAAAGAATTTTAGAATTACTAGATGAGGATAAATCAGCAAATGATATTGTAAAAATTCTAAAGGATGAAGGAACTAAAATCTCAAAGGCTACAGTAAACAGAACCAGAAGACTAACCAAAGTATTAGGAGATGATAAGAAGCTATCACCAGAAGAACGTGATGTATATTTCTCATATATGAAAAAGAGTATAGAGAAAAAAGAGAAAAGACAAAAAATATGGCATACAATATTTCATCCAATAACTAGAACTGCAGTGGATGGACCATTTGATCCAAACATGCCCGAAGTATCAATGGATGGCCATCAATCTTTTCTAAATAATTACACTCCAAGAAATACAATGGAGGCAATTGATGTAGATATTGACAAATCAGGAAAAATATTATCATCACCTGTTCCATTTACTGCAAGACAGTTAGATGATGGTAATCAACCACTACCAAAATGGTTCTGGAATCCATATACTGCTTTAGATCTTATTGTATTTCAGGACGTTTACACTCATACAATTTGTGGAACAATCATTGATGTTGTAGTCGCCTTTTTGGTTGGGTTGGGAATAAAACCAGTACTAAAGCTAGTAAATGAAAATGATGTAGAACCACAAGATAAGGAAGTAGAAAATAAAGAAGTACAAAACCAAGAACAACAAAATCAAGATCCAGAAAAACCACAACAAAATGTACAGCAAAAACCCAAGACAAAAAAAGTAAAGGAAACAAAAGAAGAAGCTATTGAAAGAGAAATTGATGATAATCAGGAATTATTAGAGCCACTAATTGCATTAGACAGATGGATAGGTGAGCATAATGAATCAGACGATATAGAAGATGGAATCAAAGAGGATTGGAATACTAAGGTAGAGGCACTAGTAAGAAATCACTATATCTTTGGCAGAGATTTAATGACAAGGGAAATAGATTCAGAAAATCTCTTTGAGTGGAACGATAAGAAATGGGATGATATTGAAACAATTTACAAGGTTCAGCATCCAAGAGATATTAATTTTATTGAGGTATCACAAAAGACATTCAATATCAAAAGAGTCTCACTTATGTTTTCAGCTAATATGCTAGACAAAGACGACATGATCTATCTTGCACATATGGAAGAATCACCAATTTACAACGGCAAGGGATATGGTTATTCTTTAGAACAAAGAATGTTAGGTAATGGCAGATCATTGCGAAAACTCATAGACAGAGACTTTCCAAATATAGCATCAATTGGCTATGCGCCATTTACTATTGTAGCAACTAAAAGAGATGAAAAGGGAACTAATAACGAGGCATCACAAGGACAGACTTTTATTAATACGATGGTTGCAGGACAGCCAAATCACGTAGCACTAAAAGATCCAAAAAATGATATTGAAGTACACCACATAGATACTAAACCTGATATTTCAGGAATGATTGATATGGCACATTACCATGCAGAAGCTGCAGCTAAAGTGGCACAAGTGCCTACCGCATTAGTTGCAAAAGAAAAAGATCCTAATCGTGATACATTAATGGGAATATTACGAGTATTTGCAGAAACAGAAATTCCAAGAAAGCGAATGCCAATAATTAAGGTATTTACAAATCAGTATTATATGAGAAACTTTAAGAAATTTTATAAAGACAAGCCAGAGGTTCTAAAAAAGTTTAGAGTAGAGGCAGAGTTTACAGATGTCAAGATAGATTCATGGGCTGACATTGTCGGAGCATTTGTAGAACTAAATAAGATATTCAGATTCAAGGCAGAGGCTGCAGGAAGGATTCTAAATATTGACAACTTGGAAGGGAAAATAGATACTGAAAAAGAACCGCTAGGCGAATCAACTATGATGCAGGATAGTCAAGGAAATAAACTAACAATGACCAAGGGACCACCAAAGCCAAAGAAATCTACATAATTCTAATATACCAAAATCCAATCAATTAGATATTGTCCCATGAAAAAAATACTTCTAACTCTAAGCAAGAGACTGTTACAATTTCTACAGAAGATCCTCAAAAAGTTAAAGAACTGCAAAAAGAGCTCAAAGAAAAAACCCAAGAACTAGAAAAAGTAAAAAAACAAGCAGAATCAAACATTAAAACTGATCTAACTAGCAATATCAGAAAACAAAATACCTTTGGTGAAAAATATAGAAATGGCTATGCAGACGGAACAGTAGAAGAAGCAAAGAAAAAAATCCTTGAAGAACGAAGAAAAGCCAAAGCAGGAACCAAGTAATAGTTCTAAAACGATAGTTTAATCTTATTTTTATTAAATGTCTAACTGTAAACTACAAGCTCTATATTTTGCAGCAACAGAGTTTGAGGTATTAGACGAGTTTGAAGGAGAGAAGGGATTTTTTATAAAATCATTTCTAATTAATAACAAGCTAAATCTTAATGACTGGGAAGTAACTGAGGAAGCAAACAGATTGGATGGTCCAGAATTTAAGGGAATGCCAGGAATTGAATTTTTCAATAAAGGAAGGCGAGATCATACAGTTGGACGTACATATACTGAGGCATTACGATTACAGTCACCACACGCAAAGGGAATAATTAGAAAAGTAATTGGAACAGAAACAGGTGAGAAACTAACCCAAGTATCAAGAATCTTTGATGAGGAAATGATAGCTAAGATCAAAAAAGCAAGAAAAGAGGGAAAAAAGATGTTCGTGTCTCCTGCAATTTTTCCAAGATCAATTGATGATGTAGAAATTATAAACAGGCCAGAAGGTGGACATATACACAGAGTTCATAGGTATTTACCATTACACTATGCGTTTGTAGATGAGCCGGCTTACGGAGGCGATGCAGCAATTACTGATGTTTGCGAAGGTGCAGACTGTCTAATCAAACTTGCAAAGAAGGCTGCTACTGACGGTATAGGACAAGACGATATAGATCCACTAAGAACAATTCCAATTATCAGAGTTTCAAGGTGTAGTAAAACTGGAAAGATAAACGTATCAGTTGCAGGAGATGATGAGTTAAGTAAATTAGTTTCTGAATGTTTGTCAAATAAGTTAGGTGAAGGAGAAGAACCTAGTGATAAAGATTTAGCAATTTGCTTTTCAGAAGCACGTGAGAAACTAAAAGCTAATACTTCTAAAATACACCAATCAAAGAGTTATGATAAGAAATTGGCTACTGAAGAAGAAACTAGAAAAGAAAAAGAAAAACTAGATGCACGATTAACTGCACTAGAAGATGATAAAGAAAAACGAGAAGAAGAAAAATCTAAAAAAGCTAAACAAAAGAAAGCTGTTGAAACAGAAGATAATCATGAAGAAGATATGCTCGAAGCAATAAATAATGATGATGATATGACAGAAGAAGAAAAGGAAGAAGCTAGAAAGAAAGCCAAAAAAGCAAAGAAAGCAAAAAAAGCAGTAGATGAAAAAGAAACTGAAAAAGAAAAAGAACAAACTGCAAAAATCGCAGCATTAACTAAAATTGCAAATACTCCAATTGTAGAGCAATATTTAGCAGCAAGAAAGATGATTGGAGATGATGAAGATAAATTAGAATTAACAAAGACTGCAATGCTTAAAGCATCAGTAGAAGATAACCAAGCAAAGCTAGATGAGATTAAACCATTCTTAGCACAATTACAATTTAACACAGAAGCAGAATCACAAAAATCTTCAAGTACTAAATATCCATATGGACTTGGAGGTACTCAACTTAGTGGTTCAACTAATACAAAATCAGCAGAAGAAATGTACGAGGAGTTGTATGAATAATGGGTACAGGTGGACCAGGTAATATCGTACATATAGACAATCTGTATGTAAAGACATTCAATGTCAAAGATAATGTTAGTATCACTTTAGGTCAATTTGTTGTTATTGAAGATGATGCTGGTTTTGCTGTTGCAAGACCACTTGTAGATGCTGACTTTACAGGCGCAGATTTATTTTTAGATTTATCAACAATTAATGTTGTTCAAGCAGGAGAGGATGCAAATAATCTTACTACAACTGATGCCCTACTAAGAAAAAATCAAATCGAATGTATCACAAAGGGATCTGATTGGACTGTAGTTATGAGAGTAGGAGTCTTACCTGATAACCCTGTAGGAATATTAAGAGTTGGTACTGCAGAACTATTCGAAGTATCTTATTTGGATATTGATACACCAAGCGTTGTTGCAGCAAATGAAAGATTAGGAATTTACAAACATAAAGAATTTTCAACAGTAGCTGAAGTATCTGTTCAGGACGATAACGGTATCATATCAACAGGAGTCGGTCTAGCATGAGTCAAGAACTATTAATGCGACATGGTGATAAAGTAACATTTTCACCTCTTACCGGTGGAGTTTACTTTGGATCTGACAGTCTAGCAGAAATTGATTTTAATAATCCAATGGAATTAATTGGTTCAAGAAAACTTGCTGATCTTAAAATAACTGCAACAAAGTCATTCAAAGGAACAGTAACAGAAGGTAATGAAGGATTTTACACACATATCACTTACAAGAAATCATTTACTGCAGTATCAAAAGCTCATTTAGAAACTAAAACAGCAGCAAAAGAACTAATCGCAGTTATCCAAGCAGAAGGACTGACTTCAAAAGGCTACATGGCTGCAATGAAACTAGAACAAATGAAACAAATGAGTGCACAAGGACAAGCACCAGTACAAGGAATTGGACAAGATGCAATTGATCCATTAAGAGTTATTGAAATTATTACTAGAGTAAGAGGTCTAAGACCAAATGTCTATGTAGCAGAAAACGGTTTCTTTACACATAACGTAAACAAGCTAGATGCACGTACACCTGAGCAAGACACTAGCAACGGTCAAGTTCAGATGAGGCCTTTGGAGAAAGTAGACTTTGACAAGTTGAAATATTCAGAAGGCAGATTCTCACTAAAGAAAAATACATTCCCAACTCTTATCGCATCAGAGACAATGAAGCGTTCAGACTTTAACATTCAGCAACTAAACATGGCTGATGCAATGGTTGGACACGCAAGAATGAGAAATGGTCAAGCACTACAAGCACTAGCTACACTATCTGGTGCAGTAGGGGCTACACCAACATTTGAAATCAATGATCCAGAAGCAACTGGTACTAGTGCCATACCACACGGAGAATTTAACGTAAAGAAAGAATTACTAGCAATTCTCCAAGGACATTTGGATACTAACGAATCTATTCTAGATGCTATTTGGATTAATCCAATTGACTATGCAAGATGGGTATCAAACTATGATGTTGGCGGATTTTCCAATGCTAACGATGATGTTACAGTATCAGGAGTAATTCCAATGAAGGGAATCCCAATGGTAACTGCATATCTAGACAGAGCCGTACCAAGAGGACTAATGTATGCCGGTGATTCACAATCTTTGCTTAAAGGTGTAGGACCATTTGAGACAGAGTTTTGGAAAGAATATACCAGAGATGCTAACGCATTCCTCACAAGAGACTATGTACAGTTTATTATTCCAAATCCAGGAAGATATGGAATCAAAATCCAGATAGATGGAACAGCTCCAGACGCATTTGTACCAGGAACAGAAATAATAACAGATGCAGAGTTGGAAACATATGTTCAAGGACCACAAGATCTGCTAGACGCACCAGTTATCTCTTAGGAGTAAACAACTATGCCTCACCGTTCTTTTGGTTCAGAAAATTTATCCTCATTACAACATATAGATCTTAAAGGATCTGATTTAGAACTTGGAACAATATCCAGATTACAAAGAAGTCCAGATACTAGTGGCGTAAGTTTGTTTGTAAGACCAAAAGTAATTAGGATTCGTGATCCTGCACTTTGAGTTCTGATACAGAAGAAATTAATGAGAATCAGTTTATTACACTAGATTCACTAAAAACAGATCTTACTTTTACTGACGATCAGGATGATGACACACTATTAAGAATCGTAAAGGAATCAAACAACGAGGTAAAAAAGGAGCTAAAAACTGTAGTTGATGATATCACATCAATAGAGGGCACAAAGTTTTTTGGCAGAGCTCAGGATGCAGCACTTACATTTGCAATATCTCGAATAAGACGAGATCTTAACCAGATGTATGACGAAGCAGACGATATAATGAAAAACTACAAATCCCAAATAGAGACTCTAAAGGGAGATGTTAGGGCAATAGCACCAAAGAGAACTAGCTTGGAAGTAGTAACTAGAACTATACCATTTGAGGACGATTATTTTGCAGAAAGACATCTTCCATAATACTTCTAAAAAACCATTATTAGGTGAAAAGTAACATGGGTAATGATAGACTAACTAAATTTGTAGCAGATGCTACACCAGGAGCAAAAGGCATTGATGTTCCTTTTTTTTCCTCAGATGTAACACCTGATATTTCAGTTGCCGGTACATTGTTTACATATAACATTCAAATTTCAGGTGGACCAGCAGTTATAGAAATTACAACTGATGGCCAAGCAACCTGGCATTCTATTAATAACGGAGTTGAAGTAGGTGCAACATCTACTTTTACAGCTCAGGAACTAATAGATCTTGGCGGTTCATTTAATATCAGAGCAAAGTCTGCAATAACACTCGATAGAGCAATAGTGAGATTAGTATGAGCTCAAATGCTTTATTGTGGCCTTCACAGGGAACAAAACCAGAAGAAAGACTGGACAAATACAAGTATCTCAGACTACCATCACAAGGAGTAGGTGGACTTGTACAAATAGAAGGCGATCCATTACTGGCACTATTCCCGGCAATAGCTGATGCAACATTCCAGTTTTACAAATTCTATCAAATAACTCCAGGTCAAGCGCCAGGAAATGAAACAAACACACCTCTTGTAATAATAGATACTTTGGGTGCTGGAATAATTCAGGAAGCATCTGGATTTGATATTCGTGTGTTTGATTCTGCAGGTATGCCTATCCCTTATGAAGTAATATCAGTAACGCCAAGCACTGGTGATTTTATAGTTTGGTTAAACATGCCACAAGCCCAAGATTTTGAATTTGTACAACTAACATTTGGAAAGCCAACTGCCACTGATGGCTCTACTCCAAATTCCGTCTATGATAGCAATTACACATCAGTGTATCATCTTGACGGTGTAGGTACAGATTCCACATCAAATGCACAAGATATGACTCTTAATGGAGTTACTACGGTTGCAGCTAAAATAGGAAATGGTCTAAACTTTACGGGAACTGTGGATGATTTTACAATAAGAAACCCATATACTCCATTTCCAGCATCTGTAATAACTTGTGAATACTGGGCAAAAACCACTGGTACTGGTGATGGTATGGTATCTTATGCCGTACCATCACAAACCAATCATTTTCTTACGTTTTGTCAAAATGCATTTGTAGTACTAATTGTTGATGTTACCACTGGTACTACTGGCATATCCTTTAATGACGATATTTTTCATCATATCGTAGTAACATGGCGTTCATCTGACGGGCAGTTATTCATATACATAGATGGTGTAGAAGAATTTGATTTAATTCACCAACAAGGAGCATCACATACCGATGGTGGTGCTTTGGTATTAGGGCAAGACCAAGATACTGTTGGTGGTGGCTTTCAGGCGGCACAAGCATATAATGGGATACTTGAGGAGTTTAGACTGTCTGACAATTTTAGAAGTGCAGATTATGTCACTGCATCATTTAACAATCAAAACGACAATAATGCATTTTGGTTTAGAACTCCAATACTGGAAAATGGTATAGATAATCTTCTAGTAGATGATATGGGACGAGTAATTGTGGCGGTAGGTCAGCCATGAGTACACCAATAGAAATAGCCAATCTACTTGATGGTGAAAATATAAGAAGTGTAAATGATGTAATTGCTTTTCAGCAAGGCAGTACTACATTCAAGGGAAGTGTACGGCCATATCCACCACGACAAATCATTGCACTAAATCAGGCACAACTTGAGGCTGAATTAGGCACAGACTTGGAAATTCCAGACAGTACAGCACTAACAATAGTTATAGATGATTCTTTTGCACTAACCAAACCCTTCAAAATTGGGTTAGACACCACACTAGAACTAAGGGGATCTACTGTCAACACTACATTGACATATACAGGACCAGGAGGATTATTTCAAAATACAAATCCAGCTAATGATATAAATACTCTTAATCTTTCTGACATCATAATTGTTGGTATTGGGACAAACTCTGTATTTGACATAATTGCATCCACTACAATTTTCGTAAAAGACTCAATATTTCTTATTTTTGATTCTGTGGGAACTCTCGATTGTCCAGTTAATATCTTTGATACTTGTTCTTTCCAAGGATTCACTAAAGGTCTAATATTTAAAAATTCAAGCAATGTCTCGATAACCACAGTTAGTGTAGTTCAATTTGCTCCAACTGGACTAACCGCGTTTACTATTCAGGCAGGTGTTGGTATTCCAGTAAATGTAGATATGGATATAGTTGTTGGAGCGTCATTTTTCGCAGGAGATTCACTAGTATTTTTTGATCCAAATTCTGTAGCTGGCAGTCTTTATACAATAGAAAAATCATTTGTAGTTGCAGGAGATCTATATCAGCAAGGAACTGACATTGCAATTGATAGCGTTGCAGATAATGGAAGTGGAGATGCACGATTTACTACTGCTACACCACACGGATTAGTAGTTGGAAAACCAGTTGTAATAAGTGATTTTATAACAAATACAGATTACAATGGAACACTTATCGTTACAGCAATTCCAACTACTACAACATTTGATGTAGATATACTATTTGGTACAGATGAAGCAGTAGGAAAGATGAATGCTGCATCACTTGACCAAGAATCTCCTCTAGTTAGAGCTCGTGATAACACATTTTCCCCTGATTCTCAGTCACAGGCAGAAGCTAGAACTGGTGCAACACTAGAAGTTGATGGTGCAGCTGGAGGAGATTTTCCAATTGTAGATATAACTCCAGCTCCTGGAGATTGGATAGAAGACCCAAATACTGAGGAATTTTCAATAGATACATCAACTGGTTTAATCACATATAACGGAACAAAAGACAGAACATTTCTTATTGAATACCAACTTACAGCAGTACCAACTTCTGGAGGTGCTCAAGTAATTAATTTTGATCTTCATGTTAATGGAGTACAGCAGACCAAATCTATAATCCAGATAGATACGTCTGTTGCAAACGTAGGAGCCTATATTGGTGGCTTGTTTGTTTTGACTCCTGGTGATACATTACAATTATTCAAAAACAACACTACTAATACTAATAATACTGACATCTCAGTTAGTACAGTTTTAGCAACTCTCTAATGCCAATAAATCTATAACTAATCATTATAAAATATAATGATATTATTTTTAATAGTTCTTTTTAGATAATAAAATAAAGTCTCGTTATTGCCTATAGTAGAAAGTGATCTTATTCATAGATATTCGGGAGCTGGTTCAGATGTAGATCCAGATGCATCATTAGGTGGTGCAATAAATGCTGCAGATCCTGCCGGTGTTATCGTATCTGATACTGATAATAATGATATGGATGATATTACAAGTACCGAGGCAGCAGCAGGAATTGTAATTTATCGTGGCTTTTTTTATTCTAATGAAATTACTAGTTCTGTACTTACATGGACAGCTCCTGTATTTTGGGTTGAATCACAAACTAGTTCTGGTGATACTGATATCGCTATTGCAATAGCAGATGAAGCTAAAAATTTAGATATAGAAACTATTGCTGATGAAGAAACTGCACCAGTAGGTCCATCATTTACAGCTCCTGCAACTAAAGCTACAGGAATAGCAATAGGTGATCTTGATCAAAACGATTTTCGAGGTCATTGGTTAAGATATAATGTAAATGCAGCAGCAACTTCAACATTAGATACCTATACCATAAGGGCAGAAGGAGATACCTTACCATGACCTTAAGAGATGATCTAAAAAAACAACTTGAGATAGATTACAAAAATGCACCTAGAAAATTTTTTAATTCAAATGGTCTTGAAATGATATGGGATAATTCTGATAATCTATATGCTACAAAAGACTCTAAAGGAAAAGAATGGATTGCAGCACTTCAAAATTCAAAAGTTCCAATATTTTTTGTACCATGTACAAATAAAATTAAAAAAAATACTATAGAAGTTAATTGTAATGCGATAAATGTTGTACCTATATTTAACAACGATAAGGAAATAAAATGCCGTACATGCAATACGAAATTTACTGTAAAAATAATTGTTCCAGAATCATCTGTGGCATATAATATTTCACAGAACTTGGACAAGTAAGTTCATGGTGATTTTTTGGTAGATGCAGGCGAAGTTACAACAGTACTAAGAACGAGAACAGTAAACCACCCAAACACAACTGCTGAGACTGATTTAATTGAGCATCTTCTTTTAAGAGAAAAAATTACCCATCATATCAGTTTTGACGAGATAACGCAACAGACACTAATCAGAGTCTTGGAAAGAATAGATGGAGTAAATTATGAAAATATAGATGCAGGAGGAGCTCTATTTCCTGATGATTTTGAAGATGCAACAGGAGTTACAATCGTACTAGATGGAGCTGGTGAAGATATGAAAATTACACTAACAAGTTTGGTAGCTGAGGGTGCATCAAGAGAACTGATACTAACTGCAAGGGATGAGCTTAGACTATGAGTGATATATTTCCAAATAAAAATCCAAAACTGTTTGGTGAAGCAGAAGATAGTATTGGAATTATTGATACTTCTGCAGTAGCTGGATTAACTGGAGATGCTACTCTCTCAGAAGGTGGAAATACTACCACTCAACAACATAGAGCTTCTACTGCTGGATCTAGCGTAACTGATAGACTAACTGTCTCTGTAAGTATTGGAAATCCAATAGTAACTTTTTCAAATATTACAACTCCTCCTAATAGTATTCTAATAATCAATACATATGCTGCACCTATTTTGACTGATGGTAGCACTCTTGTTAAAAATGTGGTTCTCAGAAGAGACACCAGTGATTTAAGCAGTTTTACTACTATTGTAAGAAATAGTACTACCGGTGCAGAAATTTTTCTAGAGAATACATTTATTGATATCAATCCCCCTGCTGGAACATTTGACTACACTCTAGAGGAAGATGATGTTAATAGTTTTGCATCTATCACTGTAACTCTAATGTTTATTGTGTTAACTGACACACATGCAGCAGAAATTATAACAACAGCTACTGCAACCAAACAAATCAATTCACCAGATTCTCATAGAACACAACAAACAGAGGTAATACCATAATGGCTTTAGAACTTGTACTTGATGATGAACTTCTTATGAATGGTACAGAGCAAGACTTGTTTGCATCACAAGTAGGATTAAAACACTATTCAACTAAAGTATTTTTTGATGAACTAGTAGCTGGTGATGAGATACTAATTCGTATTTTTGATTTAGATGAGTTTGCTGCAACTGAAAAAAAATATAGAACTACAATAGTTAGAGGGGCACAAACAAACCCAGAAATACTAGTAAACTGGATGCCCTCATCATCATATAGAGTAACATGCGAGCAAGTATCTGGACCTTTTAAAACAATAACTTTCGCATTATACACATCATAATATGCCATCTTTAGCACATACTCATGATATAGTATCTTTAGGTTTAGATCAAGTAGCATCAAAAACTACAATATTCAAGCACGATATTCAAGCACCTATTTCAAAAACTACAATATTCAAACACGTAGTAAATGGAATTGCTGCAAAGACTACGATATTCAAGCATAACATAATTAATGCTGTCTCAAAGACTACGATATTCAAGCATACTGTAGCCCAAGTCGTATCAAAAACTACAATATTCAAGCATGAGATAGGAATAAGAGTATCAAAGACTACAATATTCAAACATGGAATAATTGCAGGTGTTTCAAAAACTACAATATTTAAGCATACTATTTTAGAAATTGTACCAAAAATAACAATATTCAAACATAGTATAGGTGCTGCTGTCTCAAAGACTACAATATTTAGACATGATATTCAAGAAGCTATTTCAAAGACTACGATATTCATACATGATATTTTTGGCACAGCAGAGAAAACTACAATTTTCAAACACAATGTTTTCAATGCGGTGGAAAAGACTACTAAATTTAAGCATACTATTGATGGACTGATAATTGTAAAGACTCTATCTTCAGAAAACAACTTAATTACGGAGATAACCTCAGAGAATCCAGTTTGACTATAACAAATAGATTTGAATTTAGAAGTACTGGAAACAAATGGAAAGGCAAGCTTATAGACCGTACAGATCCTGACAATCCAGTACCTGTAGATCTTACAGGATTTGACAAGGTATATGTCGTATTTCGTAAACCTGACGGAATACAAATCCCTACAGATGATCAAATGAGAGATGGTTTTGACCAAGGAGCATTTCTTGAAAGCCCATCTACTCCAGAAGACTCTTTTATCGTATTTTTAGATGAAGATACACCATCATTTCTTGACTTGATAGGAAATTGGGAATTTACTGTAGCTGCAAAGATAAATAATACATTGATCAAATCACCAGTTAATACTATTTTCTGGGTGACATAAATGACAGTTGACCATGATAAAAACAAGAATAGAATTGTAGATATTCTAAAAGCAGATATTAATGTCTTTGATTCTGGTGCAACTGTAGGAAAACTTCGTGAGATATATGTTGGACAAAGAGTACCAAAATCTATTAGTGGGTCAAATTCCCCTCCCTTTGCTTATGTGATTAATGGAAATCCAATACTTACAAAAAAACCAAAAGGAATTGTACAAAATAATCAACAATCATATTTTGAGAATACTGTAAGATATTTGATAAATTTTGTATCAAAAACAAAAACTAGAGCAGTAGATTCCGAAAAGCAATTAGATAATATAGAATTGACCATATCTACTGCAATAGAGAATAATTTTCAGTTATTAGATCCAGATAGTAATGATGATCCAATTTGCATCAAAAGCTTCATAGAACGAGTAGACTCTTTACTATTTACTGCCAAAAAAGGATTCTTAGATCAAGGAAGAAGTCTAACTTTAAACTTGACAATAATTTCAACATAGTTCTAATAAGATTATAAATAAGTAAATATTGGTGGTTGACCAAGGAAATCCTAATAATCTTGTAGTTAATTCTAACTGGATATTAAAACAAGGTACTGATAGATATATTTTAAAAAATAAACTAACACTTGATCTAGCTAGAGGCAGATTTAGAGATGCAATAGAAGTAGGACCAGTAAATACATTTGGTGCAGGGGACCATTCAGTTCCAATAGAGTTTGAGGCAGACATTACAAAATCTGTAAACTGGGCAAATCTTAATGCAAGAGATGAGGCTGGTTTTCTTACAAATCTTCCTTATATACTACAAATGGCATCTAATGAATTTACAGGTATTGGTGCTGGAGCAACAGCTATTGCAACAGAGGTAGATGGAGAGGTAATAGGTATTTCAGTTAGTGCTCCAGGATCTGATTATACAAGTGTACTAGTTACTTTATCTGGTGGGAGTCCAACTGTAGCTGCAAAAGCAGTTGGAATAATTTCTGAAGGACAATTAATCAAAGTTATTGTAATTGAAAAGGGAAATGGATATTCAAGCGCACCAACTGTAACAATAACTGAAGTATCTAGTCCTGTAGCATTTGAGTTTAATGCAGAACTTGGTAATGTATCATTAGAACCATCAGATGTTGAAGGAAGGATAAAAATTATTGGGACTTTGATAATTACAGATGATGCAGTACATCCAGTGGATGCGTAAATGACATTATCAGACAGCATCAATCGAATGATTGAGGTAGCTTTACTTGGTGCAAAGATTACATCAGCAGGAACTCAAAGAGTAATTAACAAAGTAATTTCAATAGATCAACAAGACCATACTGATCTAGAAAGCGAAATACGTGCAATAGTAGAAGAAGAAGTTAAGAATGCTATAGAAAGTGATGAGATAACTGAACCAACACCAACATCAAAAAAATCAATAAGAGATGATCCAGCTAAAACCAAAAAAGAAGTTAGTGCACTAACTGAGACAGTAGAGAACTTCAAAGAGTCTCCATTTGGAACTATGGAGGATATAACACGACAGCAAGTATCAAACTTGAGAGGAATTTCAAAAGATCCATTCAAGTTTATGCTAAATAATTTCTTTAAAAGATTTGCAAGAGGAGCTGGAATAGTTGCACTAGCTACTATTATCTTTGCAGCAGTTGAGTTAATAATATCAGAGTTATTCAAGCCAGGAAGATTACTTGATATAATATTCAGAAGAGTTGCAAAAGATGAGATATTATTATTTAACACTACAGAAGAGCAGGCAGAGCTAAGACAGGGATTCAGAACAGTAACTGTTACTACAATTCCTTTTCTTAGGGGAAATGATCTACGAGGACAGATATCAGGCAATCTGTATAATCCAACTGCAATTCCAATGAATCGTATAGATCCAAGAAGAGTAATTCCACCATTAATCTCTGCACAAAACAGTAGTAGAGCAAGCAAGTTTTCAAACAGGAGAAACAGTAGATTTGGTTAATCAGATTTGGCAGGTACAAAACGGTGCAGCTGATGGAACACAAGATACAGCTGGTGATGTCAATACAATAAAGTTCAATCTAACAAATGTAGGAAATGCAAGTCTTGCATTTGGAACAAACATTACAATGAGAAATTCTATACCTGAAAATACGTCAGTTGAAGGTGAAACAAATTCCATTGAAGATATGGGAGCTGATGGTGTTGATATAGAAATTTCTGGACAGTTTCAAAATATACGACCAGATATTACCAAACTTGTAAAGTGGTGGAAAGAAGACAAGTTTGCAGATGTAGCACCTGAAGGAAGATTTGGATTAGAGCTTGATTTACCAACTGATTTTAATGTAGAGCCAACTGCTACATTTGGATATCAAATTACAAATCCAACACTGAGTTTAATTTATGATAAAAAACAGATTGTAGGATTTACCATTACATTAAGACTAGGTGGCGATGTAAAAAATGCCATCTAATTTTACAGGTCTTGCAGTAATATGGTATGACCACACAACAAACTATACAACTTTTGATGATATAAAATTAGATGTTGTAGGATTACCATTATTTTCTGATTCGGGATCTGGGGAAGTAAACGCTTGTATAATTACACTAAAAGCACCATATGGTAGAAGAATTACAACACTAGATCCTATATCAATTGATGAGTTTGACCGTTTTGAAATAACATTAACTGACATAGCTGGAAACCCATACAGTAGATTCTTTGAGGTGCAAAAAATTATTCCAGGTAGTGACAAAGATGTAGGAACAATACTATCCTTAGAGTGTATTGGTATAGAATATCATACACAAATGGGTCATTTCTCTAGACAGTTTTGGTTTGCATCTTCATTTTTACCATCAAAGATAGCTGGCGATACATACAATGACAATCGCGGAACTACACAGCCTATTCTTTCAGGACATGATGTAACATATGATCCAGATACTGAGATAGGAAATGACTTGCCAAAATTTACACAAGGCATTTACGATTATGGAATCAACCCAGCTTACTTTTATGACATATGGATGGATTTGGTTGATAGACAAGGAGCATCAGCAGCAGGAGGAGGAGTATTTGATTTCTTTGAGCTTGGTTTTGATACTCCTGATGTTACTAGTATAAACTTTAGATGTTTCTCATCAGGTTCATCTCCTGAATCAAAGACTGGAAATCCTGAACCTGTAACTATTGAAAAAACTCTATCAGTAAATCCTTCAGAGATTGAAGCAGATATTGAAAACCAGACAGGTACAATATCATATGTAGTTGGAGATTCAAGGGCAGGCGCATTACAAAAGGGTCGTGAAGTGTATAACTCTGGAATTTTTCAGTTTACATTCAGACCTGAATGGGATATAGCAATATCGTATCTTACAGATGCTAGAGTAAAATACATGGGACAACATTACAAATCCCTAGTTGATAGTAATTTAGGAAATACACCACCTGGACCTACATCATGTACTGCTGATGTTGATTCTAACTGGGAGCAAATAGATATGTCAGATGAATTTGGTGATTCCAATCAGTACTCTGAATGGACTGAAGACAAAGCTGCATTAATTCTAAATGGAATGTGCAAACCTGATGATGTAAGTTTTGCTGCAGGAGTATTTACCAGTACAGGAGCTGGTGCATTTGATGGAAATATAGTAATTAATGCAAATGGATTCTTTAGAACATATGTTGATGATCATGCAATCGGTGTTGGCGGTGTCCCATCACAAGGATTGTCAACTGCTTATTCATATGCTGGCGGATTTGGGTTTCCTAGAGGATTTAGGTTTCTCAATGAGGGAACAGGATTATTCAATAGTGGTGCTGTAGATCTTAATGGTGTAGAGTTTGAAGATAGTATAGTAGAAGTTATAACTAATCCAGATCCTAATATTGAAGGATTAATATTTACTGTAAAATACAAATTTGATTCCACACTAGATAAAATGCAGACTGTAGTGATGAGAGAAAATAAAATGTTTCAATGGAATGACACTGGCAGTACATTTAGTGATATTACTACAAGTGATTTAGGAGCTGATTGTCTTCATCCATTTACTACCATAAGAAACACTACATCATTTGATCCAAAGCCTACTGAAACTGACTGTGCAAAGTTTCCTGATGTAACAAAAGATGGTACTACATTTGCAACAAACATAGACTCTGCAATAGAGATAGTTTATGATTTTAACAGTGTAATTGCTGATAGAATAACAAACCAGTCTGCATATCAGACTCATGGTGCATGGTTTAACCTACGGTTCCCATATCCAGTATCTACATTTAATGGAATAATTGAAGGAGTAGGCGATATTTATGGCGGTGGCATAAATTCTGTAGCTGAAGGAATCAACGAACCTGCAACACTTGACATATCAAATATGGGTCGCACTCCTGATGGAAAGCTAGGATATAACCAAGAAGACTCTGACAGACTATCCAAAATTGTTACATTTAGTCTTGCATTAGGATTGAAAATAGAGGGAAGAAACCCACTTGATGGAACACTATTCACACTTGATGGCAGAGCACAAATACGAATACTTATGGGAGATACAGAAGATAATGTCTGGTCATTTGACTTTGAGCTAACATCAACTGATGGTGCAATGTATCCAATTGATACACAGATTTCAGCATACAATGTAATTCGAAACAACAAGCCTCGATTCTTTAGACTAAATAATTTAGCTGATCTAATTAATCCAAAGGAGATTGATAATCAAAATATCTTTGAGCAGAGAAATATAAAGTGGATTGTAATTCAGCATCAGGACCAGTACGACGATTTTGGTAGATTTGCACCAGAAGGAAATCTTAATGATCTATCAAATACATCATTATCTGCAGCACTTGGTGGTAGGATAACTCTAACCATTGATGACTTGCATTTTAAAAAGGCACTAGTTGTAAATTCAGGAGTAGATACTATCAAAAATCTAGAACCTGAAATGGTGCACAGACAGGATATTATGCTATTTGATCAGGCACAAGAGGTAGCTGATTCCAATTTACAGATAGAACAGTTTAGACATAAGGAATTTGATATTGTAACTACTGGTAAAAGTATATTTGATATTAAATTTGGTGATTCATTTTTCCTAAAAAACAGAAGACTGGTAAGTGATGCAGATAAACCAATAACTTCTGCACCAGCTTGGTCACCTTCTACAAACTATGTAATAGGAGATCATGTAACAGAGTCAGCAACAATATTTGAATGCATTAAAGATAACATAAACAACATTCCACCTAATGCAGAATTTTGGACTGCAACTGACAATGAACTAAACACAATAAAACTAGTAGCCAAAAAAATAGAGTATTCAATATCAAGACCTCCTGCTGGAAGGGGTGGACTAGAAAGGAGAATAAAAGGAGTAAAGAGATTCACATGACAGGAAAGGCAAGAAGCAATGATGAAGACTTTATAGCTAAGCAGCTTACATCTAATGCTAAATTTGAAACGTTCATGTCTCAAAATTCAAACATAGATCATGGTCAGTTTTTAACCAATCCACAACCAGAATTTGACATTAACAAGTTTCTACAGCTAGGAAGGCCAAATGTAATAGGTGGTGTAATAGGGTATACAGCATCAATCATTCCAATTGTGTCTGGTGCAATAGATATTGGACTTGATTCTAGTAAATTATCATCTCATGTTATAGTCCAAGCAGAAACTGGAACTGTAGATACATTATCATCAATTAATAATTTTGTAATTTCATATGAAGACATTACAATCCAAGCAGATACTGGAGATGTGATTACAGTAGATGATACTGATAATATATTTTTGGGAGATGGTGTAACTAGTATTGTTTTAAACAGTAATGAGCAGTTACGATTACGTTACGATATTAGAGCAAACAAGTGGTCAGTTTTTATCGGGTCAGCTGGTGATGTAATTAATCCACCATTCATTGACAGTGATCCGTTGGTGAAGGGAAGTGCAGATCCTACAAAATTAATGAGATTTGAAATTGACGGATTCACTACTTCCACAACTAGAGTAATGACACTTCCAAATGCAAGTGTAACTCTTGCCGGATTGGGTGTTGTTTCACAAACATGGTCGGGCATCAATATTTTTACTTCTGATGTTTCAGTTAGAACTGCTGGTTTCTTTATCCAAAATAGTGCAGATATTACAAAGCAATTGAACTTCGCATTAGCAGGTGCTACTACAGGTCAAGTTGTAACTATAGCATCCAATCATACAGCCAATCGTACAATCACATTACCAAATGGTACTACTACACTTGGAGGATTAGGTATCACATCTCAAACTTGGACTGGTGAAAATATTTTTACTGCATCCATTAGTGTAAGAGATACAAATTTCTTTGTTCAAAATACTGCTGACATTACAAAACAAATGTTATTTGACTTTGCAGGAGCAACAACAGGCCAAACTCTTACACTTGAATCTAACCATACTGCTTTTCGTACAGTGACATTTCCCGATGCTACAACCGTCTTGGCAGGTCTATCCGTCACTCAATCTTGGACAGGTGCGAATACATTTGTCGGAGATGTTGCAGTCAGGACTGCTCAGTTCTTTATACAAAACACTAGTGATATCACAAAGCAGTTGAATTTCCTATTGGCAGGTGCTACTACAGGTCAGGTAATGTCCATAGAATCTAATCACACAGCCAATCGTACAGTGACTCTACCAGATTCTACAACTACACTTGCAGGATTATCAATAAACCAAACCTTTACGGCTGATAATATTTTTACTGATGTTGCTCTTCGATCAGGTGGGTTTTTCATACAGAATACAACAGACATTACTAAACAGTTGAACTTTCTGCTAGCAGGTGCTACTACAGGTCAGGTAATGTCTCTACAATCCAATCATACAGGTAATCGTACACTAACTCTTCCAGACGCTACAACTGATTTAGCAGGTTTAGGAGTAGTATCACAAACATGGACTGGAACTAATACTTATGCTGGTCCCTCTATTTTCAATGGGAATATTACACTTGGAAGTGACTCAGCAGATACTATTACTTTTAATGGTGATACAGTTGGTAACATTACGCCAAATGTAGATGATACTGATGATCTAGGTGCGCCAACTCAAGCAATGAATTTTATTTATGTAAAGTCAGGACATGCAATTATTGAGGGATATGCTACAGGATTCAGACCTGGCAATCAAACAAATACAGCTATACTATTTACTGTTCCAACAGCAGGAGGACTAACAGAGTTGAGAGTTGTTTTTCAAACTGGTGGATCTATAATTATAGAAACGGAGGTATAGAATGTGGACTAGAAAAGGCTGTAAAGATTGTAATGTGGAATTGGATCAAGGCCAACCTATGGACGAATACCCTGATACCTGTTTTAAATGTGGAAAATCCCTTGAAGAATTGGAATAAATAAAAACATAAATATTTTAAAAATATTTAATTAATCAATATGTCAAAGACAGATACTAAATCATCTGAAAGTAAAAACAAATGTGGTCCAGGAACACATTATGACGAAGAAACTAATTCATGTATTTTAGATGAAGTAGAAGATGAAAAAATAGAAGAATAATTAAGATATCATATTATTTTTATATTAGGATCTTTTTTATATATTATTGGTTAAAAGTACAAAATTAAATTTTTTAACGCCTATGCTAAATTTTACTTCAGGAAAACCAATTCTTAATCTTGATAATGATCTTGCAAAAGAATTAGGTATTAAGCTAAATGAGATCATAGAGCCATATCGTGATCAAATACCTGATCTTACATTTGCAGATGTTTTTAATCAGTTAATGGACACAGTGCCATTTACTTCTAACAAGCATTTTGCAACATACAACAATCTTCTCATTGATATTAGAAATGCCAAAGGCAAAGAACTAGAATCTGTTGAAGTAGAAAAATCAGACTTGGAGACACTAAAAATTATTTTTGAAAAGGCACTAATCGGTAAACCAGAAATTAATAGAACAGTTGGATTTATTCTTGAAGTAATTGATCAATGCATTGCAGATATTATCAATGAAAATAATCCACAAATTAAATAAACTTAGCATTCTTTCAGTAATTTGATTTGGTTATCAACTTCATCCAGAGACTGTACGGTAGCTGATACTTTTTCTTGTTGATCAAGCAATATGTATCTATCAATTTGCCTTTCAAGAGCTCTGACACTATTCTTCAATCCATTTAATTGTTCTTCAAAATCATTGCAGAAATCAGAGTCCACTTCGTCTTGGTACCAAGGAATATCTAGACTTAATGAAGCAAACCAAATAGTTCTAACATGCTCGCCATAAGTCAATTCAATCTGATAGACTCCCCGATGCTCAAAGTCTACTGAATTGATTTGTGGCATGTAGAAAAAGTATTGATTTGGTTGTATGTATACCACTTCATCTTCTTCAACATTGGCGTTGCCTGTAAAACTACCTTCACGATAAACATGTTCAGTAAAAACATATTTTTCAGGAGTTGAAGATTTTGCAGTAGTTTTTGTGAACCACTCACTTTCTACAAGATCACCATTAATATCTAATATCCTTACAAAAACTCTATCTTTTTCAAAATATTTATTGGAATCACAATCCGTAATCCAACCAGTTACCCAAGGTCTTTCTGTAAAGAAAACCCATGACTTTTCAATATTTGCTGTAAATTGGCATTCCTTAATTTCTTCTGGACCATAGCCTTCATTCCAAGTCCATGTAGATCCTTCATGACCTGCATATGCTACACTTGGAACGAGTAAAATTACAAATACCAATAAACTCATAATTGCATACTTTATCATTAATATTAAAAAATAGTTCTATATAATAAAGACTACTATTCTTTGTTTTAATAAAAACCAAGAAAACACTAGATAATTCTTTAAATTACAATAATCTAATAACCTTTGACTATCCCCTAGTCAAAACCACCAAAGACACCTGATATACCAGGCATCCTTGATGGCAAATAGTCATTTTATAATTTTGCTAATTATACCAAAGATTAAAAAATATTACAATTCACATAGTTCTTTTGTATGATTTTCACACTGAAAAATTCAAGGGGATAGTATGGGAGAAATAACATTGGAAATTGATTTTATAATGCAAGTGCTAAGCGGATTAATTATAGCAGCGATAGCTGGTGCAGCAAGTTCAATGTTTATCCTATACAAATGCGTTCACAAACAGGCAATAGAATTAAAGAAAACAAAAATTGCATTTGCAGTTGTAGTAAGATTATTTGTAACTGAGGCAAAGAGATTACATCCTAATGAATCTCAAGAGATATTAGAAATAGAAAAAATATACAAAGAACTAATAGATGATTAAAACTATTTATTTTGATCAGTTTATTATCTTGAAAATTATTAAAAATGTGTCTCTGGTTGTTATACCAACCAAAGACAACGTCCGATAAAGCGATACTTACGCTATCGCCTAAGGACACGTCCGACAAAGCCTAGATAACACCTAGGCCTAAGGACACCTTTTATTGAAAGTCCGAGGACAAACAATAACCAAACTAGGTATTTTTAGTACTAAATACTAATTAATAAATAATTTTGTATTTTTAGCCTTGAAATACTTCTCATAAGTCTGGATATTTTTACCAAATATAATGACTAAAAATAACATCAAAAAAGGGGATAGCCTTTGCAAGTATTAGGTTTAGATCCTGTTCTTATCACAGTTGCAATCTGTATCATTGGAGTATTATACAGAATACTTACTGGAATGGCAGGAAAGAGCTGGAAAGAGTTCAATCCTACTATGGCAATGACTACATTCATGCTAGGCATTGTAACATCGATTGGATTAGTTGCACCAGTTATTAATGCACTTCCTGATAATCTCAGCTCTACATTACAAATGGCAGCAATAGTTGGCCAGATTGGATTAGTGATGGGTATAGATGCAGGAGTAAGAAAGGGACAGAAAGTAGCTCAAGCAATCAAAGAGAAAAAATCTCAAGATGTTTCTGAACTAGAACCTGAACCAATAGATGATGAAAGTGATCTACCTCCAGGCAAAGATACTACATCTATTGATAATGGAGGTACAGGTTAACAATGTACTTTTCAAAAATTGCAGATCGTGATACATACGACTCACCTATCAAAACAGTAAATCGTAAACAGATGATTCTAGTAGCTACTAAAACCTCACGTAGAACATTGAGAAAAGGAAAAACTCAGTACATCTATTCTATGGAAGGTACAAAGGGAGTTTACTACAACGAGTCTAAAAATGGTGTACTGTTTGTTCCTATGGCTAGACGAGAATCTAACATGAGAAGACATTATGATCTATACTGTGTTGATCCACTCACCAGAGCAGAACGTCAATACCTAGAGTTACACCCACACATCAAACTGGTGAAATAATGGCAACTCATGAAGAAACCCGAAAGGAGAAAATCGACGTATTGTATAATCTCTCAGGAATCAGTGCTGATGTAAACCAGATGGCCAGAGCATACATTCGTGGAGAAGCAAAAGGCGTAAAGAAAAATATCTCACAAATAATATCCAAACTAGAAAAGATTCGTAAAAGAATCTAATTCTTCTTTTATTTATTAATAATCAAAATAATATATGATACTAGACTATAATGAAATCCAAGAAATAATAAAAAAAACTTTTGGCACTAGATTCACTGATGACTTTTCCCTACAAATATCTGATGAACAATATTACTGTCCAAGTCTAGAAGATCTTAAAGCAATACTTGAGAAAAGTACAGTTGATAAACGAGAATACATTGAAGAGGTATTGGACTGTGATGATTTTGCTCTCCTTCTAAAAGCACATTTCATAAAACAAGCCTACAAAGAGAAGAAGAGACGACATCCATATGCAGTAGGATTAATCATGGGTGGTAAATTACAAGGAAACATTCCACATGCAATTAATTTTGTAATCACTGACAAGATGGAATTACTCTTAATAGAACCACAAACTGATACAATTGAAAAACCAACCAAACTTGACAAAGAAATCTATTTCATTTATATGTAAAATTTAATATAAAACAATAAGATTAATATAAAACAACAATTATACTATAACATGGTAAAAATAGCAAAAAATGTAACCTTTGATAATGAAATATTTGAATCACTAAAAACTGATGGTGAAGAGAATGGACGAGATTTTTCAGCCGAAGTCAATTTTGCATGTAGGAAATATTTGGAGAATAAGAAATGAAATACAAAACAGAAGAACTATACCCATATCCATACTGTAAGAAACATCACACCCACACTAAGGATTGTATGCAATGAATGAAAAAGAATTTGAAAAACTATCTACGGATTTAGAGGATATTATCGTTAGATATTCTGACCATCTAATCGAAGACCACATTAAAGAAAACAAAATGTCATTGACTAATGGTTTTGATGTTATCTTTAGAGATAGAAAGAGGAAGCGTTGAATGTCTAATTATACGAAATGTTCGGAGAGGAATGAATATGGATTATAAAGAATTAGCCATAACTATCAATTGTTTATGGGCACAAGAAATAGGTGGAGATGCATTAAAGAAAATCCTTGATGAGTTAATGGAGTTTGTTGAAGATTGACTTTAAGACTCCATGTTAAATTACAAAATTGGGATGATGATACAGATTCATATTTCCATATTTCAGAATGGTATTTGTCTAAGGAACAAGAAAAGACATTAACATCTATTGTTAGGCAATTATTTGAACATCCTAATACAAAATATTCTAGTAGATTAAAGAGGATAGACCCTAAATGACTGATGAATTAGATAGTTCAGAATGGATATGTGATCCTTGTTTAATAGAAAAACATAACTTTTGTCACATTACATCTTCTATGTCTAACTGCAAATGTCCTGTTTGTTATTCACGTAATATGAAAGAGAGTAAAAAATCTCTTCAAGACAAATATCAAAAAATTACAGGAGTTTCCATCGATTGACTTCTAATCTATTCTGTAAGACAGACTCAGACCATGAATTAGCACATAGTGCTGATGAAGAATTTGAATATGTTAGTTGTTTTAATTGTCCTAAAGTATGGAAGCGAGCCAAATGACCGAATCTACACAATGCAAGTTAGATTGGGGAACAACTAATCATTTACTTTTGATGTTACGTGATGCAATAGAATGTGATAAAGGTGTTGCCAAATTTATTACTAAAGATAATCCCATGATTGCAAATAGTCTTTATGAAAATGCCAAGAAAATAGAAAATGTTAGAAACTACATTCTAAGACGACAAGAAGAAGCCGATAAGGAAAAAGTTGAATGACATCTACAACAGAATGTGAATCATGTGGTTGTAAAGATGGTGAAGAAAAATGTGGAAGATTAGAAAAAACATCAAAATACAAATTAGATGTTTATCATAGTGGGTGTGAATGTCATGATTCTTATGCGTTAGGGGGGGCTAGTTAATTGACATTACAATCACAGAGGAATCTAAGAAATGAGTGACGATCAAAAA